CTAGAACAGAAAACAATTTATTTATAATCGAACCACAAAGGAAAAAAGCATATGACATCTAAAGTATGGGACAAACAACACGGAGGATCACACTATCAAAAATATAAAATTCAACCCAGCAAGTTTGTTGTTGAGAATGAGTTGTTATATCCTGAGGGTTGTGCTATAAAATACATAATAAGACATCGGGACAAAGGGAAGAAACAGGACTTATTGAAAGCAATACATTTTATAGAAATGATAATAGAAAGGGATTATGAAACCGATATTTAAACCACAAACAGAATGGTTACCACCACAGAATTTTCCCAATCTATCTGATTATAGTGAGATAGCAATTGACCTGGAAACAAAAGACCCGGACCTAAAAACTATTGGTTCTGGATCTGTTGTAGGCAGGAGTAAAATAGTTGGCATAGCTGTGGCTGTGCAAGATTGGAAAGGTTATTATCCTATTGCACACGAAGGTGGTGGCAACATGGATAAGAACATGGTCTTAAAATGGTTTCAGGATGTGTTGAACACAGATTCTATCAAAATATTTCACAATGCAATGTATGATGTATGCTTTATTAGAGCTGCAGGACTTAAAATTAATGGGACCATCGTAGACACCATGATTGCAGGCTCTCTCGTAGACGAGAATCGCTTTCGATACGATTTAGGTAGTATGGGTCGGGATTACATTGGAATAGGTAAAAACGAGGCTGTATTAAAAGAAACTGCAGACCTTTGGGGCATAGACCACAAAGCGGAGATGTATAAATTACCTGCAATGTATGTTGGTGAATATGCAGAGCAAGATGCAGAATTAACTTACAAACTTTGGCAAGAGATGAAAAAACAAATGTATCATGAGGATATCGAAGATATATTTAAATTAGAGACCGAACTTTTTCCTTGCCTCGTCGATATGCGTTTCTTAGGAGTTCGAGTAGACGTAGAAGCTGCTCACAACTTAAAACAACAATTAATTGAAGAAGAAAAAGGATGCCTACAAGAAATAAAAAAAGCCACACAAGTAGATGTTCAAATATGGGCTGCACGTTCAATTGAGAAAGTCTTTCAAAAACTAAACCTACCATATGACTTAACCGCAAAAACAAATTCTCCATCATTTACAAAAAACTTTCTGCAGAACCACCCACACCCTTTGGTAAAACAAATAGCTCGTGCTAGGGAAATAAATAAATCTCATACTACATTTATTGATACCATACTAAAGCATCAACATAAAGGTCGAATACATGCTGAGATAAATCAAATTAGATCAGATAGTGGTGGCACTGTGACTGGTAGATTTAGTTACAACAATCCAAACTTACAGCAGATACCTGCACGTAACAAGGAACTTGGACCAAGAATCAGGTCTTTATTTATACCTGAAGAAGGTTGTCAGTGGGGCTGCTTTGATTACTCACAACAAGAACCACGTCTTGTTACACACTACGCGAGTCTTGATGGACTCTATGGTGTCGATGAGGTATTAGATGCATATAACGAAGGTGAGGCAGACTTTCACCAGATTGTATCTGATATGGCTAATATACCGAGATCACAAGCAAAAACAATTAATCTTGGTTTGTTTTATGGTATGGGTAAAAATAAATTACAAGCAGAGCTAGGTGTATCAAAAGAAGATGCTGAAGATTTGTTTAGAACGTATCATGACAAAGTGCCATTTGTAAAAATGTTAATGGAAAGTGTTATGCGTAGAGCACAAGACAAAGGCCGTGTTAGAACTTTACTAGGTCGTAGGTGTAGATTTAATTTGTGGGAGCCTAATCAATTTGGGATACACAAAGCATTGAATCATGAAGACGCTCTCGCGGAACATGGACCAGGGATTAAAAGAGCATTTACATACAAGGCATTAAATAAATTAATACAAGGATCTGCAGCTGATATGACTAAGAAAGCTATGGTGGATTTGTACAAAGAAGGTATCATACCGCATATACAAGTGCATGATGAACTTGATATATCAGTTAATGATAATGCAGATAAAATAAAAAAGATTATGGAGTCTGCAGTTGAACTAGAAGTGCCAAACAAAGTGGACTATGAATCTGGTCCTAATTGGGGTACAATAAAATGAGGTTAAGTTATGGCTTATTTAAATGCAAACATACCAGTAGAATACGCACAAATCAGAAGAGAATATTTATATGACCTTAGAAAACATCATGGAGAGGTTGAAGACTGCATTATCTTTGGCGTTACATGTATTACTGGGCGTGCTTTATTATTTCATGCAATCATGGAGAACGGTGCAATCTTTTATCGCCTCCCAATTTCTGCGTTTATTCAACGTGGATTCAAAGTTACTGACGTCCCAAGGAGAAGACTTGATGAACTTCAGTTGTGGAATTCTTTTAGTTATTATCCTGCTGTTACTAGTTGGGATATTTTAGAGTCACAAGCAGGTAAATACATAGGTAAAGATAAAAAATGG